ACCCCACTACCCGCCATCTCCACCAGCAGATGTTCCAGTACTTCGTGAACTCGCGCAGCCTAAGCGCACTCGCCGACTGGCTCTACCAGCGTGGGATCACCACCGCCAGCGGCAAGAGGCTTTCGGCGTCCACTCTCTTTTATCGCCTCCGTGATTACAAGTTCATCGGCAAGCTCGTCTACAATCGGTATCTGCCGAAGAACTCACGCACCAATCCGGCTGGCAGGAAGATGCGCGACCGGAAGTACTGGAAGATCATCGACAACTACTGCGAACCGACGGTTGACGAGGCGACGTTCTTCGAAGCGCAGAGGATCCTCAGCGAGGGCACCGTGCCCATCAGCCGAACACGCCTCCTTACCGGCATCCTCTACTGCGGCGTCTGCGGCAGCCGCATGACCGTGACCGGCAGCGGCAGGGGGATCCGGGCAGGCTACCGCTGCATGAGCCGCCACCGCAAGCCGAGAGAGCCTTGCGGCAATGTAGAGGTACCCGCCGACCAAGTCGACTCCACCGTCAACGCCTTCGTTGAGGAGGAAATCCTGACCGGCGACTTCCTTCGCTCGTTTTTCACCAACGAGCTTCCCCATATTCTCTCTGAGCATTCCGACGAAGCCAAGCGCGCGCGACACGCCATCGAGACAGAGGTCAAGAAAGCGGAGGCTGAGCTTAAACACTTGCAGTCCCCGGAGGTCGCGCAGGTCCTAAAGCCCGAGATGATAGAAGAGCTGAGAGTCAAGCGCGAAGCTGAACTCCGCTCCCTCCGCCGCCGCCTAGCCTCCGGACATGTTTCCGCCCGCGAACCCGGCTACGAGCACCTCGCCGACTTCGACGCCCTAGCGTCGGCGCTCAAGTCCTGGTGGCAGAGCGCCCCCCTCACCACCAAGAAGGCGCTCCTGAAGGTGCTCATCGTGCGAGCAACCGTCACCCGCCGCTCACGCAAGGACCGAGCATCCATACACCTGGTGCTTTCAGTGAAACCCCCAACCCCGCCGTCTTCCGTGATTACAGCACGGAGAGGGGGGGATTCCAGCGAACTCACGGAGAGCCTTTATGGGATGCCAGAGGCGGTGATCGCGCTGGCGCGGCTGCTGCTTCAGGAAGTGCCGCTCACCCCGCCCAGCGCTTCCTCAGAAACGGCTTCACAAAGGCGCTGATAGAACGCAGCACGCCAGCCCACGCCGCGCCCTGTATGAGAATCTTCTGTACATGCTCGGCGAGTTCCGTTGGGTCAACCTCCAGTGTCCTGCCCGTGTACCAGACGTACACAGCATACAGGGCTGAACCCGCCAGTACCAAGAATCCCTTCGACTCCAGAGCATTGGTGTCGGTGCCGAATCCCAGCATCCGCTTCAGATAACTTACCATTGAGACCTCCTTCATTTCAATAGACCCTTTACCAGTTCCGAGATGACTACGCTGAGAAGTGTCAGCGCCGACGCGGCGATGACGATCCACATCACCTGCGTCTGACCTTCACGGACCTTCCCGAAGCCATCCTTTATTTCCTGTTTCATCTCATCAACATCCTCCTTCAAGTTTTGGATCCGCTCGCCTTGCTTGTCACACTTGAGCTTTGCCAGCTTGCTGAATATCTCGCCTATTTCAGTCGCGTGCCTGTCCGCAGACTTCTTGAGATTGCCGACCTCGCCATCCAACCTGGCCCACTTCTTGCCGAGGTCGCTGACTTCGGCCATCAGCTTCCCATCCCTGCTTTCGCGGTCGTCAGCCATTTATGGGGTACTCTCCAACCCTGAGGAACACCAAGCCGCGACGCCTCCGGTTCCGCATCTTCACTTGGTCGTCCACGTTCCCTTCTATGGTGACGACGCGCTCCGACTGGACGCGCGCCACCATGCCTGTGTGCCTGTAGCCGGTGCGCCCGCCTCTCACGAGAAATAAGTCGCCATTTTTCGGCCTCGAGGTAAGCCAGCCCCTTCCTAGCGCAAAGCGGTAGAGCGCGCTGGAGCTCCACCGTCTCCTGCCGAGCTCCTGGAAGGGATTACGAAAGCGAAGGAGACGCGCCGCCAGGATGTAGCAGTTCGTAGCGATCCCCGCGCACCATTCATATGCCCGCCCTTCATTGCCCTCCATGACCGCTCGCACTATCTTGCCGCGGTTCTCTCCGCCGCTTTCACAGGCACCCAGCGCATCGTAGAAAAGCGCCAGAGCGACCGCGCGCAGGCTGCCGCTTGCGACCGCGATGGTCACATTGAAGTTCGGATCGAACGGATTCCTGCTCATACTACTGACCCTCCCGGTATTCATCATGGAAGGCCTCGAACTCCGAAAGCAGATATGCAGCTAGGCTTTCTTCGTAGCCCGACGAGTCTTCCCCCTGCGGTCCGAGCATCACCACTTTGCCGTCGCCGATCCTTGCACCCCAATCCGCGATCAACTTCGGTATCACGCTCTTGACGAATGCAACGGTCTCCGCCCGGTAGCGTGCCGGGATCTCATCCGCGTAGGCGTCAACGAAACCCAGAGCGAGGTCTTCCGCGACCTCGCTGGCTGCCGACAGATCAATCTCGTTTCCGGTCGCATAGTCAATCACGTAGCCCGCCAGCAGACCCGCGACTTTGACCTTGTCCAGTTGCGCCTTGCAACTGCCGACCAACACTAACGCCACCAGCACGACAATTAGAAACCTTCTCATATTAACCTCCGGTTTTATGGATTCCCCCCAGAAGAATCCGATTCTCGTTCTCACCTGTTTCTCCACGCTCACCGGTTGCACCTCGTGAGGAAGTAATCAAGCGTCAGCGCTTTCGCCGCCATCTCCATACTCACAATGTGAGCTCCTACGAAAAGCATATTGGACGGAATGTTGGTCGTGATAGCACTGCCGGCTTCCACGTCACCGTGATAGAACTGGACCGAGGAACCCGTCTTCTTGAAGGCGAAATGATGGATGGCTGTGTCGGCGCTCACACCGAGGTCGGCAGTCGTCTCGTTGCCTCCAGAGCGGCAGACCCCATACCAACTAGCGCCAGAGACGCCGTCTATTCGCTGCACGTAGATGCCGTGCGTTGGCTGCGTGCCTGTCCAATCGTCCGCCATGCCCGCGCGCATAACCGCATACGTCGTCTGCGACGCTTGGACGCTGAAGCGCGCAAGCGGATTATCCGCCGGGTCATAGCAGGTGTTGGCCAGGTACAGATAGCCAAGGCCATTTATCTCCGCTGGGGGCATCAACCCCACCAGCCCGTTCACGGAGGGTGTGATCTGCCCCCCGTTCATAAGTATCCAAGAACCGTTGGAGGGAATTCCTTCGTAGAAGTCCTGATAGAGCTGCGCATAGTTCGCCGGGCTGAAGAGATGCGCCACTTCATCCCATGACGCCCCATTGTCTCGGTAGACCAAGCCCAGGTCGCTGGCGATGTAAATCCTGCCCGCGGTTCCGGCCGCCGGACGGTCATCCAGGTCGCCCCGCATAATAACAGCCGTGCCGAGAACCAGCTCAGCAGAGAGCATTGCTGACGCCGCGCCAGTCACGAACGGAATAGCCTTGAACGCAGGCGCCAGATTCAAAGTGAGAAATTGGTCCAGCGTCCCTGGGTTCTCATAGAACGACACCGCGATAGTTCCGTCCTCGTTCAGCGTGCTGCCCAGTAGATCCGAGGGCGTCGGGTCGGTCGCCGTCGCCTTCACCAAGTGGTCATCCGCGGCGCCCACGTGCTCATCCACGTACTTCTTCGTCGCCGCGTCTTGGTCCAGCGTCGGATCCACCACCGCCTTAATCTTATGCGTGCCCATGTCCAGCTCGCCGGTCATCGCACGCGAGCCATCACGCGGCAGCAGGGGGTCAAAGTCGAAGCTGAAGCGGTTGTTCGCCCCGTCCTGGGTCAGCACATCGGGATTGAGCGACTGGAGCTCGATATCCCCCACCAGGAAATCCGTCTCGCCGGTCTTCTTGAGCGAACTAACGCCACTCGTCGGGTCGCCACCGCTCTCGCCCGCTGGGATCCCCCCGCCACTTTGCCCCGGACGCGAAGTGAACCCCTCGTCCTCGTATGGAGCCCTGAGCTCCTCGCGGAGCATCTCGCGCACGAGCTTCTCGATCCTGAACTTCGCGGGCTCGATCTCGCGGTCTCTGAACGGATGATTCGGGTAGTCCCGTGCCCCCGCCATCAGACCCAGCCCTCCGTGTAGTAGTCGGTGCACTCAAGCCTCGTGCCAGCGGGCGATATCTCTACCGCCTCTATGAGAACGGGAGCAGTCCCGCTGATGTTGTAGGGGTCGGAAACCGGCGCAGTCTTGTAGAGAAGTTCCCGCGGGTCCACCTGCCCTGACTCGACCACGAAACCTATGGGTGCCCGCACTCCCCAATAGACTAGCCGCCGCCCGCGCTGCTTGAGTTCGTCCTCCGTCCGGATAAATTCCCGGTCGTCAATTTTGACCGGCAGACCGCACGCAAAGTACTTGTCTACCAGGGCGGGGTAGTAGGTGTCCGCCTCGGCAGCGTCCGTCTCCTGAACGGCTATCACTTCCTTATACCTGTCCTGCCTGTGCACCTGCATTTCCGTGAGCGCAATCACACCTTCGCTCTGCCTGCCAGCACCGAAGCCCCGAAACGCCCGCCCTCTCACCTTGATGTACCGGAAGAGCCCAACGATTGCGAGTTCGTAGTATTTTCCCTTCGAGTCCGTATTGCTCAGCCAGTCGCCGTCCACCTCCGGACAGATAAGCTCATAAGTTCCGCCGCTCGCCTTCGCGTATATCCATATCTGCATTCGCCGCGGCGGGTTCTCCTCCGCCCAGAACGCCACCATTACGCCCGCCAGCGGCTCGTCCCGACCCAGGTCAATCTCTATGAAGTCGTAGGCGTTTCCGATCTCGCCGTCTTTCCGCAGCCCATAGCCCACGGAGTAGTCCCTGCCCTCATACAACCCGTTCAGCAGGTTCGCTTCCGCGTTCCAGCCCATATAGGGCACAAGGTCGAGGCGCGTCCACGCAGGCTCGGGAAGCAGCGTAGTTATCTTCGCCGAGTCCGACGGCTTCAGGACCGCCTCTGGCGCTGGCTTTCTGCCGCGCACGACGACCCCGCCCTGTACGTCGTCAAGAGTTCGCGAATGCCTGACCGCGCTCACCCAGCAGAGCGAATCAATGTCATACACCGCTGGCGTCGCCTTGGCATTGTCCGCCTTGGTCTTGAAGTCAGTCTCATCGAGCCCGATCACCTTGTCGGTTACCGGGTCGTAGTAGAGCTTATACGCGCCGCTCCATCGCTCCGAAAGCAGCTCGGAGAGCAGCTCCTCCACGGTGCCGCTGTCAACGTCCCACTCGAAGTACGAAACCGCGCCCGCTCCGGGGGAAAGACCAACCAGGTCCGCGGCGTCAAATCCGGGACCCAAGTGCGCCTCTACCAGACCACCGCCCGCGTCGGCCCACTTGGGGTAAGTCAGTGCGCTCTCGATTATCTCCCCCACCGTGAGCGAGCCAGCTTCCCCTGGCATCTTGTAGACCTTCACCGTCCAGTCGCCACCCTCCTGGCGCAGCTCGTAGGTGCCCGAAGGCGTGTCGGTGAGACGGATGACTCCTTCCTGATGATACGGTCGCCAGCTATCACGCGGCTCCGGGTCACTTGCCCCCTGCTTGTAAAGGTGAATCGCAGACCGTTTCCACGAGCGCGGACTGCCGCCGTACCACGCCTGGGGGTAGGTAGCCTGCCTGATCGCCAGGGTGTTCGTCGCCACAACCTCAAGCGTGATAGTGCCGCTGAGGGTCGCGCTTATCTCTGACTCGATATACCCCTGCCGCTGGGACGGCGTCCCCGTCCCCAGCTTGCAGATCGCCCGCTTGCAGACCCCCAGCTTGTCGTATGCGAACACGCTGAGCTTCTGGGCGTCGATGTTAACCTTGTCCACGTACCCGCGAAACTTGTACTCCTCCTCCCACAGCTCCGGATTCTCCTGCACGCGCACTCGGCACTTGATCTGAACCTCGCTTCCCATCTGCAATGGGTTCGTATCATCGTAGTCATCCGCGTAGTCGAGCACCCCGCCGTTCCAATCTCGGTCAACGGAGAACTCCGCGGTCGCATACAGCCCGGAACCGCCCCGACGAATCGTCGGCACTTCCGTCAGCTCAATGGTCGTCCAGGCCCCCGCATTCCGCGCCTGCTTGCCGTTTCGGCACTCAAGCACCCATTCCATCACCAGGACATCAGAGCCCGCCAGAGCCGCGTCTGTCAGCGCCGTGTAGCCCATAGCCCCTTAATCCTCCGACCAATGTTTGGCCATAATCTCCCCGAAGTGCTCAATAGCTCGGATAGCGCAGGCTTTACCGCACACCCGGAAGTCATCCATCTCAAAACTGATATGATGCTTCGGCGGGTTGACGGGAGTTCTCACGCGCAGGTCAACCCGGATCGGCGGCCTTTCACCTGCATCCACGCAGGTCTTCCCACACAGCGCGCACTTCCGCAGTGATTCCAGTTTCTCTTTCGTTGTTGTCATCTTTATCTCCTCAATAATTTGATCAAATCAGTACCCCCGGTCCCAGAAGCTGGTGTTCGCATTCGCACGTTCGCTCCACCCCGTAATCCAGGTCTTCGCCATCGCACTCACGACGCCGCTTCCGTCGCCTTCGGCAATCTCCACCGTTATCAGCTGGGCGACCCCGCTGTCCGCTTCCAGCGCAGCCTTGATCTCGTTCGCCGTGCTGGTAATATTGCCGTCGCCGTCCGTCGCCAGGCTCACCTCTATGTAAGCTTCTGTCCGTAGCAGCGTGTTGTCATCATCGTTCGTTTTCACCGCCACCGTCAGCGGTTGATTGCTCGCCAACGGGTCGATATAAGCGATAGAGATGTCCACAAGCGGGAAGCGTCCCTGGTAGTTCACCGTCAGCTCGTGCTCGACATCGGTCCCTATGGCACTGAATTTCAGGTCGTTGTCGGTGCCCGCCAGCGCGGTCGCATACCCAGCCACCCACACGCCATCCTCCTGCACATGCAAGTCCCAGCCCACTTCCTGGGGGAGCGGGCGCGAGACCGGTACCCGAGGACCATCAAGCGCACTCAAAGGCGACTGAGGTCCCGTCTGCGCGTTCGAGAAGTCCAGGAACTGAGCTACCTCCCTCGCCACGCCCTTCAGGTAGCATTTGAACACGCGGAGGCTGCCGCAGTCCTCGCTCGCCTGGAAGACCCGCACGATGCGATTGCCCTGGAAGCACCAGCAGAGGTAGTTCGCCACGTAGTAAGTCTTGCCCCCCAGTACGCCGGTTTCGTCAAGCTCCGTTATCGGCATATAGAGCGTCAGCGCATCTACGTACTCCGGCTTGCTGAGCGCGATGAGCCTTCGCAGTCCGTCCAGCCGCGTTATTATCCGCTGATTCTTGGTGGGGATAGCCTCCTCGACCGTCGAGCCCTGAAGCGTGAAATGCAGATCGAGAGATTCGTCGTGAATCCTCAGCACGCAGGCACCTCCACGAGTTTGCCCTTTCGGACTATTAGCATCCGCAGGCTCTTGCGTCGCGGGTCATTAATGGACCAGCGATGCAGGCGCGCGTGGTCGCCCTGACGGAGCACCGCGAGGTTTTCCAAACGATTATCCGATGGATCACCGTTCCTGTGATGCGTTACGAATCCTGAGGGGAATGGTCTGCCGGTGGCCGCCTCGATAACTATCCTGTGCTTCATCCGATATCTGGTGCGCTTACCGGCGCCGCCGTGCTCCACGCAGACACCGACATATCCATTACCGCGAGTGACTTCGCCCCCGCGCCAAGCTGACGCCTGGTCGCCCCGTGCGTCCCTGCGCTGGTATTCATCCTTGCATTTCTTAGAACAGAAGTGAAGCGACGACCTAGCGGCCACCGACCGTGGCAGGCGGATAAGCTTGTAGCAAAAGTCACAGGCGAACCAAGCGTCGGTCCTCGCCTTCGGATGAGGATTGCGGGAACCCCGCTGCCGATGTCCCAACCACCGGTTATGACAAACTAGAGAGCAGCAGTAGGGCCCTTCGCCCTTTAAGTGAGCCCTGGGACGTTGCCAGATACCGCCGCATTCGGCGCATACGCCCTGAGCCGTTTTCCCCCTAGCATGGGGATACACGCGATAAGACCGCTCAACATAGCTCCCCCGTCCAGTATGCCTCACCGCGCGGATCTCCAAGCGCACATCGAGCTCCGGCAGCCGCACCATGGGGAGCGAGCGATTGAAGTTGAGATAGCCGCGTGCGCTGATGTTGCCGAATGCGCTCACGCGACCACCTCACAGTTCAGGTGGCGTGCCACCTGAGTAGAGCGCGCCTTTCCTAACTTTGGTAGCTCAGACGGAAGGTGCCGACCTCTTGGCGGAAGACAAAATTGAATGCCAAGAAGAACGTATCCCAGTACACGTACAGCTCGTGAACTGTGCCGATAAACGAATCTCCTATCACCTCTCCCCGCAAACCGTACTCCTCGCTGATGACAAGCTCCACTTCTAGTGTGCCCGTATCCCTCACTTTCATGCCTGACGGCAGATGCAACCAGCCTAAGGGCCCCATCCTGCCGAAACACCAACTGCCCTCTCCTACGTCGTACAGCGAGTGGTCCGGTATAGAATCCACTCTCAACTCCGCAGGAAACTCGCGTCCGTCGCCGTGCCGCTTCCAACTCCCCGACCACTCTACACCCAGCAGATTTTCCGCGATTACCTGTCTCGCGTCCCCCTCGGTCATAGATGGCTGCGTCGGGCCAGTCGCAGGCATTGACGGCCTGCTCGGCACAGCCCCTCCGCCCCCGCCACCGCACGCCGTCATGATTAGCAACGGGAGAAGCGCAATAAGCGTTATTCTCATCTCTTCCCTCCCCAGACGGGCCCCCGGGGGCACGAAGCCCCCAGGGTTCCACTGCGAGGCACCGAAATGCCTCAGCGGCATATTTTACCACAACACTTGCAGTTTTGCACGCTCCGCGGTATAATATGAGTAACCAAGCTATGCTTGGTGAATTCCACTGTGAGGTGTTACTATGTCTCAGAGGCTTTCCAACGAGACCGCCGGAAGCGGCGGCAAGTGCACACTTGAGCTTCTGTATCCAGGGTCCGTTGAGGCACCAGCGACGGGCGAAGTCCCCCTCTACGAGATGGGCGAGATGCCGCTCTGGATTGTCAGCCACATCCAGGGGCAGGGACTCGTTTCCATCTACGCGTTTCCCCACTATGAGCTGGCAGTTAAATGGGCTAAGGGCATCGCCGAAGAAACCGGCGCGGCGTTTCACCAGGGCGCGTTCGTTGACGATGAGGGTAGGCTGGTGTTCATCAGCCGGATTGCGCAAATCAGCAGCATGGAAACCGTAGAACGTCTGCTGAAAGACCGTCGCTATGCCCGCAGGAATCTGGAGTGGTTCATGGACAAGGCGCTGGAAATCAGGTAGTCCGTCCGTTGCTCGGGCGGCTATCGCTGCCCCGTGGCAGCCACCCATCCCGATTGTCATTTTGCGGTTCATTAGCCGAATACCGGCGTCAGGCTGCGGCGCGTGCCGCGCTCGACCTGCCGAGCCACCTCCTTGCTGACTTCATCCGCAGTCATCCCGCCGAAGTTGGCGGTGAAGCCGCCCAAATCAATCTGCACCGTCCCTCCAAGGAACGCCCTCGGAGGGATTAAGAAGCCCATGTCCTCACTCCGCCACCGAACATTCAGGTAATCGTTTTCAATCCTCACCGGCACCGCCTCGCGCCGGCCCTTACCGATGCCGAATGCCTTGCCGATGAATCCCGTCACCACCGTGAAGAGGGAAGCCAGCCCGACACCCTTCACCCCGCCGACACTCGCCATTATCTTGTTCGCAATCAACGCTTGCAGGGTATTGAAAGTCCTCTCCAGAGCGCGAGCGATATCTCCGCTCGCCACGCTGCGGGATATTTCCATTACCCCTTCAATCAGCGTCTCGTGGAAGTTCTTCCAGAAGTCGTCCACCTCCTTCTTGACTTCTCCTCCCTCGCCTTCCTCGGGGGGCGGCGCCGCCCGTCTAATGGCGCCTGGAGCGCCGAAGTACGACTGCGCGAGGTACTCCTGTTCCTTTCCATGCTCGTCGAACCATTTCTGCCACTCCATCCACTGCGTGAACCTAGCCATCAGCATCTCGCGGGTGCTGTACGCCGCCTTGTCCGCCGTCTCCGTAAGCGCCGCCAGCGCGTGCTCCAGCTCGTCCAAATGCGCCACTTCCGCCTCCAGCTTCTTCGCGAGGTCGTCATGGAGTGCGGTTCCCTCCTTCTGCCCCACCAACAGTTCAATCAGGCTGTCGACGTAGTCCTTCTCCGCCCTGATGCGCTCCCTCATCAGCCCGAGATTATCCAGCAGGCCCAAGCGGTACTTTTCCGTCGCGATATTCACCGCCCGATTCCGCGCCGCCATCGCATCGAGCGCTCTCTTGGCGGCCTTCTCCGCTTCGGTCAGCTCTTCTTGCTTCGTCTCTTTCTTCGTCCTCGCCGGACCGCCACCGCCCTCCACGGGTGTAGTGCTCGGCGGCTTCGGCTTATCCACCAGCACCATCTGCCCGGTCGCGAAGTCCCAGGCCCACACTTTCCCGGCAGGGGTATAGCCCAGAGGCAAAGGGCCCTCACCCATTTCGTACTTCCGCTCCTCAACCTGCCTTTCCAGCCTCTCCTTTTCCAGGATCGCTTCCGCTTGCCGCGTCCAGTCCCAGGTGCGCTTCGCAATCCGCTCAAGCTCAGCGATGCGGTCTTCAAGCAATTTGAGTTCCCGTCGCGCCAAGATAGTCGTGAATCGGCCTATCGCATCCTGGAGGTCGCCGACACTGTCAACCAGCGTTCCGGTCTCCGTGTAAGCGATTCCCATCTCCGTCGACAGGAAGCCCGCCTCCCTCGCAGCTTCCGGGAACTTCTCCGCCATCTCCGCCGCCGTCTTGCTGACATCGCGGAAGCCCTTGCTCGTAACGACAGCCTTGTCGCCCACCTGTTTCGCCCGCCGTGCGAGATCATCCGTCTCGTCTCCAGCCGCCTCCATCGCGATGCGCGCGCCAGTGACTTCCTGCTGCTGCTCTCTCAAAGCCGAAGTAGCATCCTCCGTCTTCTTCCTCATATTGGACATGGCGAACGCCACGCCGCCCACAGCCAGCGCCAGCCCGCCGAGCACCAGCAGCAGCGGATTGACCGAGCCCGCCAAGAGCGTAAGCGCAGCGTTCAGTCCTGCCCCGCCCTGGATGAGCGCAATCGCACCCTTGAAGGCGAAGCTCAAGCCCAACACCGCTTTGCTCAGAAAGTTGAACAGTATGGTCACCCGCTGCATCACCCATAAGCCCAGAAACGCCGCCGTCAGCGTACTCACGACCGCCGTCAGCACGCGCAGGACTCCAGGTGCCCACTCCGCCAGCGTCAGAAAGGATTTGAACCCCGCGACCAGCGGTCCCCATATCGGCAGAAACGCTCCCGCAATCCACGCAGCCATCGCGCCGAACGCCCCCTTATTCTTCTCCACGAGATCCCCGACCCGCTTGATTGCATCCACAATGAAGTCGATGACCCTTCCGATGGGCTCTTTCAGTGACTCGCCCATCCGCATAAACATAATCTTCATCTTGTCGGCGATGTTGCTGATGCGTGTCGCCAGGGCTTCGTCCACTTCCGCCGCCAAGACACCGAAGCGCCTCCTCAGAATCCGCAGCGCCGCCTGATACGCTTCCTCGCCCGATGATATGAGTCCGCCCGTCCCCTTCTCGAATTTGATTCCTTCCATTCTGAGAAGTGGACGCGAGATGCCGACCGCCGAGAGCTGCCGGATTTCTATCACCTGATTCCGCAGGTCTGCGAACGCACGGATGAGCTGCTCCATCCCGCCCGGAAGCTGGGTCACCTTCGCCGCGAGCCCGAACAGCAGCAGTTTCTCCTTCAATTCCTCCACGTCCTTCGCCGTATCGAGACTCGCCTGCCCGAACGCCAGCATATTGGTGGTGCCGCGCACGATCTGCTCAACCGCCACGGGTGTAGTCGCAGCGAACTGCAATAAATCTTCATAAACCTCACGCGCCCGCTTCGCCGAGCCGACGAAGCTCTGCATCGTGAGTACGCTAAGCTCCATCTCGCCGAACGCGCTCGCCGCCTGCTTGCCGATATAGCCGAGGGCTGCTCCCACCGCCATCGCCCCGAGCGCAGCGCGGTCCCACATTCTCTGCATCCGCGCACCTGCGGCTTCCCATTGCTTTGACGATTCGATGGAGACTTTCTTGATCTCCTCAGCTTTCTCCTTGGTCTTCTGCTGCGCCGCCGTCACTTTCTTGAGTTCCCCGGTGACTTTGCGCAGCTCCCGTATCGCCTCCCGGGCTTCCGCGATGAACCTGATTGCCACCTTCGGATTCATCTGCTATTTCCTTCGTTCCTTCCGGTGCCACTCCTTCAGCTTCCGCTCCAGCGAGGGCGCACCATAGAACCATGCGGACAGCCGGTTCATTTCACGCCGCAGCGACCGCACCGCCTTCTCCCTGCTACGTTCCTCCACCATCGGCATGAACCTGACGGCATTCAGGTCCCGCTCCAGTCGCTCCATAAATTCAGCATACGCGGCGTAGTCCAGATAGAGCCAGTACTCCGCCTCCGTGAGCTCGGCGATTTCCGCTGCGCTCAGCCCTAGCCGCCGGAGTCGGCATTCGTCTTCGATGTCGCTTCCACGCTCGACCGCCCTGCCCCGACCGCGAGCTGAAACACCCCCGAAAGGATGGGAGCCGCGACTTCGAAAAAATTGAACACCGCCTCCCTTTCCGCTATATGGACGCGCAACAGCTCCGCCACGATGCCGAAGACATCGTCAATGTCCAGCTCCCCGACTTCCGCCGAACTCTTGCCCGTCGCTACGCATACGATCTCCGCGAGGATGTCCAGGGAAATGTTGACGACATCGCCAGCCGAGAGCTTCTTCAGCAATTCCTCCGCGCCCCCGCTGGGGATGAAGTCCCGAATGCGCTCCTCCAGGTCCCGTATCTGATTCAGCTTCAGCTTGCAGATGAACTCTTTTGTGCCGTCGGAATAGGTGTACTCAAACCCGCGCTTCCGGACTCTCCTCTCCAGCCCGCGCCGGTCCCGCGTCTGCTGCTTCCGTCCTGTCATAGCACTCCTAGTAGTTCAGGTCGAAGTCCGTGAACACGCCGTTGCGGTCCACCTTCTGCGCGATCTTGCCGTCGGACAGGCTATAGAGCAGGTTCCAGGTGAAGTCGAACCCCTGCGAGTAATCGTCCTCGTTGAAGGACACGTTGGTATCGCCTGCCTGCGTGTTAACGCGATAGAATGACCATTCCGACCCGACCTCGAAGCCGTCCGCTCCTTCCTCAAGCTGAAGCACCACCAGCTTCACGTAGGTCGGCCTCGCCTTAGTGACGCCGATGGGGGTCGTTATCGCGGCGGGAACGGTATAGGAGTACAACAACAACAGTGTCTCGCCTTCGGGGATGGAGCCGCCCGCGACGCGCTTGATCGCTCCAGTCCCCACGTCGAAAGTGTAGTCGGTATTCACCACATAGGTCGTGCCCTGGTCAAAGCTGAACAGGTCAAACGGCCCAGGCGGGGAATCCCCAAAGGTCTTGCTGCCCAGGTTGGCGAATGTCGCCCCCTGGACGAAGGAGGTCGCCGTCGTCTCGGCGATCTTCTGTGCCGGCTGCGTCTCGTCGAAGCTCGCGGCGTCCTGCTTGTAAATGCTGTAATGGTGCGGGGTGACATTGGACGGCGCAGTCCAATCCATGGCTATCTTCTCCCTGCTTGCCGTCACCTCGACGTTCTCCGCCTTCTCGTCGGCGCTATCCGGGAACGACCCCGTCTCCTCATCCTCGTCATACCACGCGACCACGGCGAAGGAATACGTGCCGTCCGGGGGCCCGCCAGTACCGAACAGGGTCGCATTAAAGCTGCTCGGCTCCGGCATTTGCGCCACGATGTTCGCCGCGTGCCCCACGATCCGCTCGTCAGTCCCGTAGAGCTTGAACGACTCCTTCACTGGCATCACCGTAGACGCCGCCTTCACCTGCGTCTCTCCGATGCCGAGCAGGTACTTCGAGACCGCCGGATTCACGTTCTCCAGCAGCCGCCCGGACAGCTCGCCGCTCAGGGAGCGAATCCTCTCGGATACCGTATACCGGATGCCCTTGCGGATGGCTTCCTGCGCGACCACCTCCCGCGCGAGCCGCACCGCAAGGTCTGTCGCAGGACCGAGCTCGAACAGCATCTTGGTTCCGCTGGCGTTCTCGACCTCCACGAAGAGCCTTCCCGGTCCTATCTCCTGCATACTTTCATCGGTGTACTGTCTCGTGTTCGGCATTCGCCTATCTCCTCGTTACCTTCTCCGCCCAGCCGAGTTCAACGAACTCGCGCTCGGCGGCAGTTGGATTCGGTATAAGCTGGCCACTGCGGTACATTCCCTGAATCGCCGACGGGTAGTCGGCATGGTCGCCGCAGACCTGGCAGTCGCGCTTCATCACGATGCCAGCGTCGGAAACTCTTGTGGGTTTCCTGCTTTTACTCTTTGAAGCACTGTCCACGATATCTCTCCTCCTTTACGCCGATGCCATCGGCTCCAAGTATCTGAAAGTCGCCTCCGCCCTCGCCACCAATATCGGCTCGGGGCGTTCCTCCGTCCGCTCAACCATCCCTGGGGGCGTCACGATGCCTCCGTAGGCTAGCCGGTTCCCGAACAGCTTCCTCGCATCGCCCGTGAGCTGATGAAAGATGGCGTTAAACAGCCCGCCGTCTATCTGGTAGATTTGATTCACCGCTGTCGCCACATTCCCACGAACCGGCGCGGCGATGGTGAAGACGATAGTCGCCTCCACTTCCTGTCCAACCCGCATTAGCGCACCCGGCGCCACATCCACACCCGGAAGCCGCAGGTCGCGATAGTCGCTACAGACTGACCAGCCCTCAACCGCCGAAACATGCGCCGAGGACTTGAGCATCTCGACAAGCGCCTTAATCGCCGTGATGACCTTCGCTTCAGCCATTACGCAGCCACTCCCTTCTGCGCCATCACCCAAGCGGCAAGCACATCCGCGAGCTTCCGCCTTTCACCATCGGTAGCGTAGAAGAACTGCCGCCGCGGCACCTTCACGCGCCTTCCGAAGACAACATAGGTCTTGCCGGTTTTCTTGCTGCGCGAGACATTGATCCCCTTGAGCCTCTTTGCTCTCGCCGTTTTCGCCATGCGCGTAAGCTCTCGACCGCTGATCTCCCTCACCAGAATCCTCGCCCGCTTCGGCGTAATCACGCGACCCTTCTGGTGAGTGAGCGCCTTCGTCTCCTGCTCTTTCCGCACAAAGACCACGACGCTCCGGGGACCTGGGGGCGACGCCTTGATCCCGCCCTTCATCGCGCCTGTGTTCACCAACGGCTTGGACGAACCCTTTAGGGCGACCGTCACGGGCTTGAGCGGCGGAAAACGCATTCCATGCGAGTCCCGTCCCGTCTGAATGTGCCGCTCCTGCATTCGCACCGCCTCCGCGCCCACGAGCCTCATTCCGCCGCGCATATCGCTAAGCCTACGCTCCAGCCCTGACAGCGCCACCCTGAGTTCCCGACTGTCGATGCGCACAAAGATCACGCCAGCACCCCCAGGGTCTCCGCCGTGAAAGTCGGCTCGGTGTCCTCCGTGGTCGACTTGATGGTGCGCTGCCTCTCCACCTGCCCTTCGACCTTCAGCTTGATGATTCCCGCTCTCACCGCCTCAAGCCACTCAAACGCCGCCTCGGCGTGCCTCGCTCGCGGGTTCTCGGCTTCCCCGGGGCGCCGCTGAAACGCTAGGTCGATCACCAGCTCCGCGGTGTGCTTCTTCAGCGCCGGGTCAATCGTGCCCGTGAGCGGGACCTCGTGAAACGCCATCAGGTAGCCGTCCACCATGCCGCTCGCGCTTTCAATGAGCGAATTAAGCTCCTGCACCACATCGGGGTCGGCGATGTCGGGTGTCCCCGTCTCCTTGTCGTAGGCAAGCGAAGCCAGGACTTTAGCGTCAATAAGCTTCGTCAGCTCGTTGATGGTGACATAGCCCATGGTGACTACGCGATGACGTTGTAGATTAGGTACCCAGCGATAATCTTGCCGCCCGCGACGCCAGTCGCTTTGACCGTGTAGAACCAGTCGGCTTCCGCAGACATGGAGCCAGGTACACCGCCACGCTTAGGGATGCGCTCGATGCCGACAACCATTCCCAGTTGCGCCGTCGGGATCTCAGGCGGATTGAACACGAACGTCTTGGCCGTCGCTGGCGTCTGGAGGTTCGATTCGCCGCTACCCGCATACAGTAGCACCACATTCTTGGTGCCCCAGAGCCGCGCCATGCTGCGTGACTGTCCCTTCTTCGCCGTGTCACGCAGCCCCGCGCCGATGAAGACATTGCGGAATCCGAAGTGGTCCGCCACATCCTGCCGCACGATCGCGCCCCCGCGGTCTCCCTTGATAGCGTCGCGCACATCCGAAAGGTTCTTCCACTTCCGCCACGCTGCCAGCGGGAAGATGAGCGTATCGGGAAAGACGCCACACTGAAGCTGCATCACGTCCATCGCGTTCTCGATGTCCTCAATCGGGGTCGGGGCGCTCTCATCCCATCTGCGGTTCGCCAGCGAGTCCAAGTCCAGCTTGTTATTGGTGGCGTAATTCCCCGCCGTCGTGAGCAGGCTCGCGACCTTCAGCTCGTGTCTCCAGCGCATCCGCCGGATGACCTCCGGAAGCCTGCGGGCTGCATCGACCTCGAAGGCGCGGTCCGAACGCGCCCTTTTGTACTCAGACACGATTATCTGCTCGGCATGAAGGTCGCAGTTATAGCTGTCTGCGCTCATCGACGGCGCATAAATCCGCGCCTCGCCCTCATCGGAAAGCAGGTCGTCATCGTCGGCGTACTTGAATTCCTCCATCCCGAACACGGGATAGCGACCACTCTGCTCGTCCACCGTCACCAACGGCGCCACCTTCGGCCCAAGCAACTGCCCTTCGAAATCGCTCTCCAGGAACCTAATAGACAGGTCCGTGAGCGTCTTGTCGTAATGTACGGTTCCTTCAATCATTAGGCCACGCCTCCTATGTCAACTCTGATGATGTCGCCGTCGGCGGTAGCCGCCTCCAGCGCCGTGCAGAACGCGCCGTTTCCTCCGGACAGGAAGGTCTGCGCGATCGCGTCAACCACGCCGCTGCCGTCTCCCTCCACCGCGACGCTCACGAGATCAGATGCGTCCGCATCCCCATCGATCGCCGTCTTGATCTGCGCCGCCGTGGATGTGATCGCCCCCGAGCCCTCCGTAGCCAGGCTGACCGTGATCTGCTTCCCGTTGACGGTGATAGAAAGCGACTTGTTGTTGCCGCTAGGGTCCTTCAGCTCTACCGAGATTTCGTCGCCGTCGCCCCCCTGGAACTTGTGCTGTGCCGTGAAGGTAAGGTCCGCATTTGCGTTCGTCGAGTTAAGGGTGGCCGTGGCTTCCGCCTTCTCCAGCTTCCCCGTTGTCTTGAGTGCCCGCAGAAGATCCCCCGCGCTTAGGGCTTCCGAGACCTCCGCGTACGCCTGCCCCGACCGCTGCGCATTGCCGACCTTTCCCGACGTCACATCGTCGGTCGTAAGCCCGAATATCTTGTCGCCGTCGGTGGTCGGATACGCAAGCTTGCCGTTGCCATCGAGCACGACCCCGCGATACTTCACGAGACCAGCCGCCGCCTTGTAGCCGTAAGCTCTTTCAGTCGCCATTAGCTTTTCCTCCCGTCAACCGTGTTAACAGCCATCTCGTAGAGCTGGAGCTCTTCCTTCTGGTCCGGCTCGCGTCCGTGCTTCCTGGAAAACTCCAGACGCTGCTTTTCCATCTCCTGGTCGATGGCATCGCTGCGCCCAAGGAGCGATCCCTCGCCGGCGTCGGGCGCCGCCGCCAGCTTCTTCAGCCGGTTTTGGGGAAGCTGCGAAAGCGCGAACAGCAACCTGTCGCCATAGGTGCCTTCGACCTCCTCGTCTCCCTTCTTGAACTTGAGCTTCTCGCCGCGGGAAAGGAACGCCACCACTTCCGTAAGCCCCGCGTCCTTCACCGCAGGAGTCAGCCTGCCTTCGGCCACCAGCCTGTCTACCTCGGCTTCCGCCCTAGCGAATCGCGCCTGCCTCTCCTGTTCCGCGACTCGCCCTTCCAGCTCCTTGAGCCTTGTCTCCGCAGCCTCAGCACGGCGCTTGAACTCGAGCGCCTCTTCGTCGGAAGAGACGCTCACGCCGCCGTCAGCCGCCGGCTGCACGGTGAAGCCCAGCAGCCTACCGAATCGCTGGAAGAGGGTCAGTTTTTCCTTTTCGTCCATGTCTGGCATTGGTGTCTTGCCCTCCTTGTTGGAATCCATGGTGATTACTCTCACGTCTTTATCGCCCGAGAACTGAACGACCGCATCCCGCAAAGTCGCCAGCCCTTCCACTGCCGGATTGGATCCGCCCAGAAGCGCCAGGTGGTACAGTTCGTTGAAGTCCGGACTCACGTAGACCGACGGGTAATGCAGCCTTCCTTGCTGCACCAGCTCTGCCGTGGAGTCCGGCACATCAGCCAGGTCAGCCGCGACCGCTCCATCCTTCCAATACAGGCGCTCAACCCATCCTTCCGAAAGCTTTTCGTCTCCATCGCCGTACTCCATCTTATGCCCCAGCAGGACTGGCGCCAGCAGGTAGCTCGGGTCGTAGCCGTCCACGAGACGCTGGCAGTCTTCCCGCGAGACCTCGAAGCCGTTCCACCTGCCCGGTCGGAGTATCTCCACGCCGCTCAGCCGTGCGAACTTGTATTCGGGCACTTCCTTCCCCTCGAACAGCGAGTAGTAGCGCTTTAGCAGGTTGTAAAGCCGCCTCCGAACTTGCGCGGGTGCGCTTCCGAGTCGAGCCATCGCCGCCGACAGACCCTCGAACACGAGCACAATCACCCCGTCCCGCACGTCCTTCAGCGGATACTTGTAGCTTCCAATATTCTCAGGGTCGGCTGCGTCGTAGAGCCCGAAGAACTGGCGATACTCGGTCCAGTTGATAGTGTCTTTCTCGCCGGAGCCGTCGGACGAAGCCTTCTCAGCCGCGTGTCTCCGTGCCGCGCTCTGGTCCCAGCCACCGCCCTCCACGGGCTTCGCCTTTTTGAACGGAACCACCTGCCAGTTTTCAGCCATTGCCGAATCTCTCCTGCCGCAAGCTGAACGAGCGCACAGCCGAGATGGCAATGAAACTGACAAGTTCCACTTGGCGGCTCCGCGCTCGCATCTACTAGTAGGTGCACGAACCGCCGCCTGCCGTCCGTTTTGGCTGAAATCAGCCAAAACAGCCCGAATCTCCCGTCCCACGCACCTACTAGTAGGAGGCTGCCCGCCTCCACTGAGGTCGTTGATGAGCAGGACCGGCTCGGAATACACGGAGGAGCAAATTCGCAAGGCACTCCTGCACCTACGGTTGCGGGATGGCAACTACAAGCGCACCGCAGAGGAAACCGGCATCGCCGAGTCGAACCTGCGCCGCTGGGCGCAGCGTTACTCGCACTGGATGGAAGAGCTCCAATGGCACATCGACGTCGGCGTCCTCGACCAACTCGACCAGATCATCCAGAAGGCTGCCGAGCGGATCATCGAGAAGCTCGACATCGACAAGATACCGGCAAACATCCTCCCGACCGTGCTCGGCGTAGCCATCGACAAGCATGAGAAGATATCCAAAGCGTTGCAGGCGCAGCTTGAGCCAAGTAACCAGAAGAGCCTGCAATTCGACCAAGACACCGATGAAGCGGGTGCTCCGCAGGTCATTCCCGTGCATCCAGGGCAGATCACAGTCCCCGAGGCTGAGAGCTAGCCATGCAAACGGTCTCTCTCGACTTCCATCAGGGTCAACTTCCCGTCTACGCCGCGTACAAGCAGGGCAAGCGTTTCATCATCCTCCGTTGCGGTCGCCGCTTCGGCAAGACAGAGTTCTCCTGCCGCATCGCCGTGAAGTACGCCCATGAGCACGCGGGCTGCCTCATCTGGTGGGTGTCGCCGTCCTATCGGCTCAGCCGCATTGGACGCAAGAAGTTCCGCAAGTTTCTGAAGGACCGCAGGCTCTGGAATCAAGTCATCGCTAAAGAGCGCCACGACCCCCCCTTCTACATCTTCCAGAACCAGTCCGAGCTCCATTTCCTAACCGCTGAAAACGAGGATCAGCTCGTAGGGGAGGGCGTCGATCTGCTGATCTTCGACGAATGCGCTCGCGCGCGTCCCACCGCTTGGCAGGAATGCCTAGCTCCCACGCTGCTCGACAATCCGAGAAGTCGCGCTCTCTTTACCAGCACCCCGCGAGGACGCAACTGGCTTCACGGTCTTGAGATGCACGCCCTGGCGCACGGGGCGTCCTTTGACGACCGTGGCAAGCTAGTCCAGCAGGGCAGCCCCGACAGTCCTTGGGCTATTTTCCATCGAACCTCCTACGACAACGCCCTCCTGACTAAGGAGCAGATAGACGAGCTCGTCGGCGTCTCTAATATGCCCGAAGAGTTCGTGCAGCAGGAGATATACGCCGAGTACATCGGCGATATGCTGGAAGCCTTTCCCGGATGGCGGGAATGCCTCGGCTCAAAGCAGCTCCCCCCCGAACCGGGTCACACCTACTCAATCGGCTTCGACCTCGGTCACAAGAAAGACTTCTGCGTTATCTCGGTAGTTGACCGAAAGACGCTCGACGAGGTCTACATTGACCGCTTTCGGGACCCCGACTTCGCCACCCAGGAGGCTCGCCTCGCCAACATCGCCAAGCAGTACCCGGGCACGGTCCTCATGGAGTCCAACGGCCCCGGCGACCCGGAGATCGAGCAGCTGCGCACCAGGTACCAACTCAACATAGACGACGTGGTCGCGAGTGCCCGGCTCAACTCCATGCTCATCAAGCACTTCCGCGTGCTCGTCGCCAACCACAGCATCAGGCTCATTGACGAGCCCGTCGCCAACGAAGAGATGGAGAGCTTCGAGCTGATGCTGAATCCGCGCACCAATCTTTTCAGCGGCACTGCGCCCAGCGGCAAGCACGACGACACCGTTAGCGCACGGCTGCTCGCCTACTGGGGCGTCGGCAGCACAGGCACGGCCATCCCGACGGGCGTTCGAACCACCGGCGAACGCCGCCACGCATACCAAGTCGCAGGAGTGTTCTAAATGCCTAGGAAAGAGAAATCCAACCGGCAGCTCTACGGAGTCACAGCCGATGCCAGCAAGGACTTCTACAACTTCCTCGCCCGCGTCGGCACAATCCGAACCATCGACGATGTCATCCTCAAGAACCAGACGCCCAAGAACGCGCAGTATTCCTACCCCTGGGGTCTGTACGAGGAGCTCCTCGACCTCGACCCCCACCTCGCCGGCGTAGTAGACGTCCGCAAGGTCGGAGTCACTTCGCTGCCCACGATTATCCAGCCCGCCGACGACTCCGAGAGGGCGGGGATGATTGCATCCTGGGTCGAATGGTGGCTTGGCGAGATCGGTCGCCACGAATATTTCATCGAGGGCGGATTCTTCCAGGACCGCCTGAACCTCCTTGACGCCATCCCCTTCGGCGTCTCCGTGCTGGAAATCCAGTGGGACGACGCGAACGGCTGGCTTATTCCCCGCCGCCTGCTTCAACGCCACAACCGCCAGTTCCGGTTCACCTGGGACAACGAGCTCAGGCTCGTGAGCAGCCCCGCCGACTATGAAGGCGCCGCGCTTCCCGAAATGAAGTTCCTCGTTTTCACGCCGTACACGCGCTGGGAAAATCCCTACGGCATCCCCGCCCTCCGTCGCGTCTACTTCTACTCCGTCTTCAAGCGCACTGGCTTCCGCTTCTGGGCGGTCTATCTCGATAAGTTCGGCAGTCCCACCATCCAGGGTAAGTATCCCAAGAACGCTAGCGACACTGAGAAGGACGATGTCTACAGCATCATCAGCGCCTACCAGCAGGAGACCGGCGTTCTCATCCCCGAGGACTTCGCCATCGAGCTCATAGAAGCCCGACGCGGCGGCACCGGCAGCTACGACGGCTTCATCGAAGCCTGCAACCGGGAGGTCAGCAAAGGCATCCTCGGGCAGAACCTCACGACCGAGATACGCGGCGGAAGCTACGCCGCCGCCAACATCCACCAGATGATCCGGCGCGACATCCTCGAATCGGACTCGCGCCTGGAGATGCAGGCTTGGAACCGTCTCATCCACTGGGCGGTCGATCTCAACTTCTCCGAGCCGCGTCTCTACCCGAAGTTCTTCATCCGCACCGAAGCCGCTTCCGAGATGCGCACGCGCCTCGAAGTCTTCCGGCAGATGGCGTCCCTCGGCTATCCACTCTCCAAGCGCCAGGTGTTTGAGGACCTTCACCTCAACCCGCCCGAAGACGAAGCCGACATGTTCATTGCCCCAACGAGGGGCATCAGCATAAGCGGCATCTGGGGCAACCCCGGCGAGGACGAGCCCGGCGCACAGCAACCCGAACTCACGGAGCCGCCGCTGCCGTGACCGCCGGAAGATACAAGAACATCGCTTCCAATTCGGCACAACGCCGACTAGGAATACGGCCGGGGAGGGGGACTGCTTTGGACACCGGACTTCAACCCTCCGGACGAGCTACCAGCGCAGAACGACCCACATCCCCCCTCCCTGGCACTCCAATCGCGAGGGGCTTCTGATATGCAGACGATTCCCGAAACCGCCCCCGAAGTCGCCTCCATTGCTCCGAAGCTGGAGGCGGAAGTCTTCGCTAAAGGCGCCGTCCCCTACGCCAGCCTCTACGCCTCACTGGCAGAACAGCTCGCTCGCCTCGACCCGGGCACCGCCTTCCACTCCCTCGATGCGCTCAGCTTCCAGACGCCGGGGTTCCGCAAGTTCATTCACTCGCTTCGCCTCAGTTGCGATGTTCACGGACTCGCCGGCGAAGCCGACTACCAGCGCGCGAAGCTGCGCGAGTCCGAATACCGTCGCAGGCTTCCGTTCCCGCCGAGCTTCATCCGTTTTGACTCCGAGCCCCCCGACGACGAGCTGACTTGGGACAATGACGATGACGCCTACGCCTACCTCGCTACGAAGGTGCCGGTCAACCGTGACCAGTTCAACGCCCTCTCCGGGCAGGAGTCCCTCAATGCGCTCACCGTAGCCCATCTCGCCGAGCAAGCCATCCGCAGCATCGTCAAACCTGCGCTCTTGCGTGTACTCGCGGGCGAACTCACATACGAGGGCTTCCTGGAGCAGGTGAAAGACCTACAGTTCGGGGTGCCCGGCCGCCTCAGTCCGGAGCTGCATAAGGAGATCGTCTACCGCACGAATGTGATGACCGCTTACAACTTCGGCAGAATCGAATATGGGCTCGACCCCTCGCTGGCGGACTTCCTTCCCGGCGGTCAGCTCATGGTAGTGCTCGACGAACGCACCAGCGACATCTGCCGCCCTCTCTACGGTCGCTATGTGAGCCGCGAAGACATCGTCAACGGTCGCTTCGCTCCTCCCTTTCACTATTCCTGCCGCACCACCTTCGTCTGGGTCAACCGCCGCGACTGGGATCGCCTGCAAGCGAACCGCATCCTCCCAGCAAACTACTGGACGCAGGCACCCGACGAAGCCCGCATCCTCGACAATTTCGGCTACTTCAAATCCGTCCTCTGGGAGCGGAATGCGTGAACGATCATTCCCGCAGCAGCCCCAGCTTCTCGAGCCGCTCTCTTATCACATCCAGCGCTTGTCCTGTAGCCGGGCTAAGACCCCAGTGCCGCCTCAGACTCCAAAGGTGTGCCTTAGAGGCCCTGGGAATCGGCTTCACAGCAGTTATCTTGAGCCTTTGCATCGCTCCCAGCAACTCCGTCATCGCCGAAGCCGCCAGCTCCCATTCCTGCCAGTGTTTCAATCGCCTGCCCCCGCCTACCCATATCCTCATTTGCCGCCATTTCTCAAAGCGATTGAACAGGCTCCTCACCGCGTCCTGCTCTAATTTCGACATCTTGGACAGCCTGCCTTCTTCGGCCAGGAGTGCCTCGGTCCTCCTCATCTCCGGAATCCGCTTGCCCTCGTACGCCTGCTCCATTACGCGGACGTACTCCAGCCATACTTCCGCTAAGTGCGCCCTGAAGTCACGCCATTCCTGTTGGTACGTGACCCAAGCCTGGCGTGCGAGGCTCAACAACCAGACAGTTACGCCCACGCCAGCTCCACCCACCAGCCACCTCAGAACTGCCTGTAACCACTCTGGCACGCCGCATATTGTAGCCCCGTTCGCCAGTCTCCAGCAACCAGGAGAATCCGCATGAACCACCGCGATCCACCGCTCCCTAAGAGCTTCACCGATCCGCCGCGCAAAGGCTACTGCCGTTGGTGCGGTAAGCCCGTTAATGAGCCACGGCGACGCCTATGGCATGAAGCCTGTCTGGACGAATACCGTCTGATTACCTTCCAGCACGCTCAATACGAAGCGCTGGTAGAACGCGACGGGCATCGCTGCGCTATCTGCGGAAAGGATGGAGGAGAATGGAACCGCTGCGTACAGCCGTTCGAGATTGACCACATCGTGCCGCTCCAATCGGCGCCCCGGGAGCTGCGCTACTGGACACTTGCGAACCTTCAGCTACTCTGCCATGACTGCCATGTGCTGAAAACGACAGTCGATAACCGTCTAGCCCGTCAGCCCAGGAGACCCGACCCGCCGCCCCTCGCGCCCGTTTCACTAGCGGAAATCGAGCCACTGTTTCACTGGACGGCCCGATGAACTTGCCCATCAACCGAATTCTCTGCGGCGATTGCCTTGAAATCCTACCCACCTTCCCAGACGCCTGCGTTGACGCCATCATCACCGACCCGCCCTACGCCATATCCAGCAACACGGTGATCAAGCGGCGCGGCACGAAGTTCGAAGCCAAGGACATCGTCCTCAACTTCGGCGACTGGGACATCTTCAAAGATGACGCCGAGTACGCGGAATTCACCCATCACTGGGTAAGCCAATGCCACCATCTACTCAAGCCTGGTGGCAGTTTCATCTCCTACTTCAACAAGAAGCGCATTGACCTGCTGCGGCGCATGCTCGATCCCCTCGGCTATCGCTTGCGCAACTACTACGCCGACTGCAAGACCAACCCCGTGCCGCAAGCCCGGAAGGTCAACTGGATGAGCGGCTGGGAACTCATCGGCATCTGGCAGCGCACCGATGGAGAGAACACCTACAATTACACGGAAGGACAGCACAAGGACTGGGGCGCCCGGGCAGTAGTTGCAGGGAAAGAACGCACAAGGCACCCGACACAGAAGCCGCTCTCCGTGCTATCAGACCTCGTGCGCTGGTGGACTGCGCCCAACGACATCATCCTCGACCCTTTCTGCGGCAGCGGCACTACTTGCGTCGCCGCCGCCCGCCTCTCTCGCCGCTTCATCGGCATCGACATCAACGCTGACTACTGCCAGATGGCACGCCAGCGCGTAGAGCGTGGCGTCAGCCCTCTTTTTGGTCAGCCATGAACATCCTCCTCATCCAAGTGGACGGCAAATACCCGAACCTCGCGCTGATGAAGCTTGCCCGCTACCACAGGGACCGGGGTGACGTGATATGGCTCAACGCACACCCGTCACCTGACATCGTATACGCGAGCTCCATCTTCACCTACAGCGAGCGAGGCGCGAAGTGAGAATTTCAATCTCAACCTCAACCACACAATCAACCGCCGACACCTCACAGACGAACAAGCCCCGCACCTCGCGGCGAAGGCGGCGTCCAGTGGGAGTACCGAAGGCAAGAGATCATCACCCTGGCATACCCTCCCGTCCCAATACCCTTCAACCACGCGGATCCAACACAACGCCGATATGTCAGGTGGGTCGTGCGGCGCTACTGCGAAGTAGTCTCGTGGGATGACTTCAGCAAGCCCACAGCAACCCACAGTGAACGACACACCCCCTCTTCGCTACTGCACCCTGAAAGCCGAAAGCCCTTTTAGGACACCATTTTTCTGAGACCCCGAGGTTGGGAATTGGGGGTCGGGTCGGGCAAAAAGTATCCCCCCCCCATCCCCCGAGCCACAAGCCAGCACCGGACCGATCCCCGGCGGCTTCCGCGTGATTTCCCCTTGAGCATTCGCATCCACTCCCCGATTCCAACCGCCGCCGGCATCCCATCCCCGCGATCCCCGGCATCCCCTTTTTGTGGCGCCCCGCGCTCTCCCATACCCTAGGTTATGCCAACCTTCTACACATTACACGTAATTCTCTCTTCAATACCAATACCAATACCAATACCAATACCAATATATGTATCCGATGCCATCGGCAATCGTATCGGCGATGGTATCGGCAATCGTATCGGCGATGGTATCGGCAATCGTATCGGCGATGGTATCGGCAATCGTGGATACTTACAGTTGGCGGTGACCGGTGGATTACCGAGTCCTGCGGTCTTGGTTATTTCGGCGCTCGACACCACACCCC